ACCACCAGCAGTAAATTTGCCACCGCTGCCAGCTTTCAGATCGATTGAGCCAGTTGATTCAATGTTGACTGAACTACCCTTTATCTTAATTGCACCATCAGCTGCCATATTAATTGCAGCAGCCTCAATATTCACTGTCGCAGTTTTAAGATTAAAATTGCCTTCAACGGTAATTACTGCCTTGCCTTTTACATAGATGAAATCATCACCCATGATGACTTCATAATTGTCTTTTTGCACTCTCTCAACTTTGTTACCATCTTTATCAACTTCAAAGTATGATCCATTTCGATGCGCTAGATGAATACGCTCCTTTCCAGGAGTATCATCTAATTCGAATGCATGACCTGATTCTGTTTCAAGCGCATAGTTGTATGGATATTTCGGAGCAAATGCTGGCGCTGGTTCAGACCAAGTAACTCCACCAGCAGATTGAACACCCTTTTTAAGATTCTTTTTTCGTGTAGCAATGATCGTACTGTCTGCCTTTCCGCGAGCAAGACGATTCGTCGTTGCTTCTTTTAGATACTTTGACTTTGGATAGGCTTCTGCATTATCATCTGGTCGTTTTGGTGCATCGCCAAAACTCTTTCGTGGATCACTAAATCCATCTTCGTATTTTGGTTTCTTTTCAGGTTTTCCTGGAAACACTCCCATGATCACTGGATTTTGAGCACTCTCGCCATCCATGAAGAAACCGAATACCATATCGCCTTCTTTTGGAGTATACAGTGCAGGATGATTTACAGGAACAGTTGGGTGAGCCCAAGGGAGGTCGCTAGTTGGAATCTTTTTCTTGTCTTCAGTATGCCAACCGAAGCAGCGAACTCGAACACGACCGAGTTGCTCTGGATCTTGGCGATCCTCTACGACACCAACCCACCAAACAAAACCTTCTAAACCTATAAAATTCTTGCGCGCCTTCATGAGAATTTGCTCGTGACTTTTTCAAGCCCATCTTTTGCAGCAGGAATTTGTTTTGAGAATGAATCAGAAACTAATTCGACAATACTCTCGAAATCGCCCTTATCCATTCCAGAAAACTTATGGCAAATAGCCGACACAAGATAGTTTCCTGTGCGATACTCATCTGGAGGTTTACCTTTTGCGTCTGCACCTTCGAACTTTGGAAACTCATACTTAACAACTTCGCCAGCTTTCAAGAAAATATCTCCAGGGATCACAATTTTAATTCTGGTATTATGCATTGCTGTCATATGCAATGCGCGATTCATCATCCACTTATCTCTATCATTAGATTTTTCAGAGGATGTGTCATTAATCGCAATGTTTGTTAGAAATAAAGAATCGTGCGTGGCAGTGATTGGCTTCTTATCCATATTTTTAAGAGCATTAGTTGCCTTAAATTTATTCAATAGATTATTCTGCGCCTCTGCAGTTTCAATTGAATAGTCATGATATGTAAATGATTGTGTGAAAATATCGACAGACATTAATCTAGAAGCATAACCACCATTCTGTAAACCCTTGAGTACATCAAACTCTCCACGAATCTCAAATGCATCGATAGAGTCTTTGTTATTTGCTGGGTCTTGATCAACTGTTTTGATTTCGTATTTTAATGTCTTAATAGGCTTCTCTTTGATTAGAGTATTATAGGATCTGAACTGATATCCGTCTCGATCCTCATAGAAGAAATAACAATATTTTGGTGGTTTACTGGCATCATATGAACGAGATGCAGCCCACTGAATAACCTCGAGAGGATTCATTCCTGGAACCACCAAATCATAAACACCGCTTGTTGTATCCATCTTTTTAATTCTAGATGGATCAACCTTTAATTCGTTCAATAGAATATCACGAACGATATCGACGGTTTTCTTACCCTTATATGCTTTGCTCACCTTCTTTTGATTTGAGAATACTAATTCTTCTGAGCAAAAATAAAGTACGAATGTTTGCCCTGAGTCAGAAGCAGGTTTTCTGCTGCCAGTTTTATAGATTCTAAAGATCTTTTCGATTGGTTTACCTAGAGACGGTTTATCAATAGACAATTTTAGATACTCATTACCGCAAAAGTAAAAGTTACTGAAGATGTCATGACCATCTTGAACGATGATACTTCCACTCATAACAGATGAATAGATGTCTTGGAATAGTTGCAGTTCAATGTAGATTTTTCGAAGGTCGACAGTTTGACCTCCAGAATTGATGATCTCTAGAACCTTAACATCAAAATTTTTCGAACCTGTTACGCCAATATCTTCAGCCATCACTGACTCATTAATTGTTTAAATTCTTGTTCAACTCTAGTCACATATGCAGGATCTAGTAGTTTTATTTTTCTTCGTTTTTCATTCTCATTAATCTCATTTTGATAGTTTGAGATCGCTTTATTTCGTGTTACAATGGTTGCTACTTGACCATTTGCTAGAGTGTTTTGTTCTGTACTTACTACCACAGAAGTATCAGCAGTTCCAGGGACTGTGCGATCAACTAGAGTCTCAGTCACAAAATTATATTCTTTATCTGAAATGATAGAGGAGACTGATGATTCGTAGAATTTTACACCATTGAAGGTAATTGTAGTTGTGATTTCCTGTTCATAATGATGAATGGTAGTTTGTGCTTGAGTGATTGTTTGATCATATTTGTTCTTCACATACTCATCGAGCACCACAGACTTCATAGGAAATTCATATAAAGGATTAACATATTTGTTGAATAATAGGACAAGCCAAGAGCGAAATGCGCTTCCGTAAATCTTGTGTGCAATAATTTCTGGTGTATCAGAATCTTGCACTTCGTATTCGAAATAGATTGCCGAGTTGTCTACAATTTCCTTTAAGAACGCAGAGCGAGCAAAGATATTTGTGACAGCTTGATTGTTGAGGGTATTCTTATCAAAAGTATACACCAACTTTGGGAAATAATTAAAATATCCAAGACTAGCCATTAATAACCTTCCTCGATACGACCCTTGTGCATGAGTTCGAGCTCTTTAAATCGCAACTGCATTGAAATGTCAACTGGCATACCATCACTGAATGTTGTCCATTGACCCGCAGCTGCATAGTTAACATCGATGCCGACCAAAACGCATGAGGATATCTTATGAATATTTGTATTTTCTTTTCCGTTATAAAAGAACTTAATATCAAACTCAGCTGGTGGAATAAAGAAACGACCAGATGATCCCCTCAAGAGCTCTGGTGCAGAATGAAACTTAAATTCTTTAATGATTTTGCGAATTGCTGCAGCTTCGGCTTCACTTCTGGCAGACATCTTAAAATCAAACATAAACTCTCTGTGACCTGTCTTTTGATAGAGAATTTCTACTTGTGGGTTTTGTGCAAGTCCAGCAGAGAAGAGCAATGCTTCCTTAATTCCTCCACCAAACACTCCAGATTTTTCGGCAAGAGTTCCTACTAGTTCAGACATTGAGCCTGCACCAGCACCTTTGAGATCTCCTTTACCTTCTTTGATAAATCCTTCTATTGTTGAGCCGACACCAGCTGCGCCTTGACCAATAGCACCAACCATTCCAAGTGCTTCTGTCATCGAAATTTCACCATACTCATGAATGATCTGTTGATTGATAGTGTCTGGCATATACATTGAAATCGTAGATTTTAATCGTTTTGTTTTACGAGAAAGATCAATGGAGCTGACAATCGTTGAGCCAATCAAACCACCAACAGCTCCTCCAACACCAGCAGCAGCGATACCAACCAAAGGTCCACCCAACTCTGCTGCTAACGCTCCCGCACCACCACCAAGCGCAGCACCAAACGCGAACCCTCCAACCCCTTCGGCAAATAACTGCCCCACGGTACTATCACTGATAATTTGATTTCCTGAGGCAATCTGACCGACACCTGCGGCTGCATCATTTGCGCGATTTTGATTTGCGGTCGGACCGATATTAGTTCTTTCTTGGATATTGTAATTAGATTTTTCTTGCACATTGACATAGAAGGTTACATAATGCAACCCTTCGAAGTTATTAGTGCCAAGATTAATTGGGTATCGATGATCAGTGCTTGCAAACGCATTCTTAGCCAAAATTGCTAGTGGACCCTTTGCTTCGTTTGGATCTAGATTTCTTGAAACACTATTCAGCGTAAGTGGTGTTGACATTAAGTTCTTCCGAGGGGTCTAAATAAATCTATGGCTTATTCAGGTAGATACAGTCCGAAAAATACCAATAAATATTTAGGTGATCCGACAAACATCTGGTATAGATCGCTGTGGGAACGCCGAGTCATGGTGCACTTAGATGCCAACCCAAGTGTAATTGAGTGGTCTAACGAAGAGATTATAATACCTTATTTATCCCCAGTTGATAATCGTTGGCATCGCTATTTCCCCGATTTTTTTGTTCGTGTTCGAAATAAACTGGGTATGTTAGAAGGAATGATATTAGAGGTTAAACCGAAAAGTCAGGCGAAGCCTCCAGAAAAAAAGAGTAAAATTACTCGAAGATATATTAATGAGGTGATGACTTGGGGTGTGAATGAGGCAAAATGGAAGGCTGCATCTGAATACTGTAAGACTCGTCAATGGAAGTTTCAAATCATAACTGAGGATGATCTCGGAATCTAATGTCATCACTATTTGACAAATTAAGTCGAGAAATGACTGCGGCTGGCATTGCGCCAAGAAGCGCAGAGGCAAGATCATGGCTCGGTGGTAAACTCGCTAAACTTCGTATGCCTGCCGATCGCTCGAACATTTTAAACGATGCAAAGCGCATCTCACCTAAAGCATTTGTCGGTCGTATGTACACCTATCAATATGACCCTAAATTTAAAGACACTTTGCCTGTTTGGGACAAATTCCCACTCGTTATTCCAATTGAGATGTATGCAGACGGCTTCTTAGGATTAAATCTACATTATCTCGACCCATATTCTCGCCTCATTCTTCTTGATCGATTAAGCGATTTTATCAACAATGATAAATATGACGACACAACCAAGTTTCGTTTATCTTATGATTTATTGAATAAGTCGAGACGGTATAAACTTATACAGGATTGTCTGAAGAGATATCTACTTACTCATATCGTTTCTTCGATGATATACATCGAACCAAGTAATTGGGAAACGGCAATTTTTCTACCGACACAAAAGATGGTATATAGAAAGTAATGGCATTTAATGTAAATCGATTTATCGCGCACTTCGACGCTCAAGACGGATTTGCAAAGTCCTCAAAGTTCGATGTTCTAATCAATGTACCATCCGTTTTAATGGGTATGGCGACATCCGAACAATTATCGCTGCAGTGTGAAACAGCAGAACTTCCTGGATATACTCTGAATACGATTGAAAATAAAATTTTTGGTGCGCCGACTCCATTGGCTGGCACTCCCTCATTCGGTGATGTTACTCTCACATTTATTTGCGCTGGCAATTTATGGGAAAAGAAATTCTTCGATGCGTGGTTAAATTACATCATTCCAAAACAAACTTATCTTGTGAACTACAAGATGAACTATGTTACAGATATTGTCATTCGTCAATATAGTGAATTTATGCCACTCGATAAATTTGAACTTATGCGAGAAGAGGCATTGCGACAAGATAAAACTCAGCTGGGCGAAACACGACCAACTCTTGCAACAGTCGCAACTATGACACCATTAGATCCAGAACGATTTAATAAACCGCATGTGAGTTATGCTTGTACACTCATCAATGCATTTCCTGTGACAGTAAACGCAATGAATCTGAACTGGGGCACAGACGAGATTCATCGATTGACAGTTGCATTTAAGTTCGATCGTTGGTTACCACTTAAAACAGATGCAAGAATTCCAGATGTGTCACCTGTGCAATCAGCGCCAAATGCTGGTGATAATGAAACTGGATCTATTGGTTCGGTTGTGAATACACCAGCTGGTGCTATTCGCACTCAACCAACAAGACCTACGGAGTTTATGGCGCGCACTGGTGGCTATCGAGGATCAGCTTAACATGGAGTAAATTATGGCATTACCGAAAATTAGTTATCCTACATTTGATGTGCATTTGACATCGTTGAATAAAAAGGTAAAGTTTCGACCGTTTCTAGTGAAAGAAGAAAAGTTATTGTTAATGGCAAAGGAAGCAGAAGATCTGTCTTCATTGCTTGATACAGTGAAGCAAATTATCAATAACTGCTGCCTCGATGAGAAGGTAGATATTGAGAATTTACCGCTGTTCGATTTGGAGATGATCTTTATTCATCTTCGACTTCGTTCAGTAGGAGAAACATTAGAACTTACATACAAATGCGAGAATGTTGTTGAAGAAGAGCGATGTGGCAACAGTATGGCATTTGAGGTAGATTTAAACAAAGTAGAAGTTATAGTACCAATAGATCATACAAATAAAATTATGATCTCTGAAGAGATTGGAATGATGCTCAAATATCCTTCAATCAGTATTTCATCTTCGATTGCATCTAGAGTTGACACTTTAGAAAACATTTTAGATCTAATTTATGAACATTTAGATTATGTGTTTGATGACAGTTCAAAGTATGAAGCTGGGTCTGTAACAAAAGAAGAGTTTTATGACTTTTTGGGTTCTTTAAGTCTTGATCAACTTGAAGGATTTAAATCATTCTTTTCAACTCTACCTTATGTGCAGACATCAAAAGAAGTTACATGCAGCAAGTGCTCCTTTAACCATACAATCGTTGTAAAAGGAATCGACGATTTTTTCGGTTAATGTTTGGTTATGACAATTTAGCGAATTATTTTAATTGTAACTTTGGTTTGATTCAGCACCATAAGTATGCATTGAGCGACATTGAGAATATGTTGCCGTGGGAGCGTCAGACCTATGTAAACATGCTTATGAACTGGTTGAAGGAAGAAAAGGAAAGAATTAAGTTGCAACAACAGCAACAGAAATCTGAGATTGCAAAAGTTACAAGAACTAGAAGAAAACGATGAAGATAAAAACTACAGGTGCTAAAAGTTTAACTGGTCTTAAAGAGAAGAACCGTAATCGTCGAAGCACTCGAGTGAAAGGTTCAGAAGAGGAAGTTCAAAACTTACTCGAGATGCAGCGTGAGGCTGTCCAGCAGAAAATGGGCGAAGCAGGTGGTGGTGTCATAAAGAAAACCATCGGTGGAGTTAAGGGTCTCCAAGAAGCCTACAATCTTCAAGAAGAATATAAAGTTGCCAAGTCTGGCGTTCAGTCCCGTTATGGTAAATTTGCAAAGGCATTTGGCTTTGCTGATGAGAAGCAAGCAGCGATGATTGATAAACTTTTCGGCAAGAAAGTTCCAGAAGAAGAACTTAAAAAGATGCGCGAAAAGTATAAGATTAAAGATGAAAAAGAAGAGAATGGCGAAGAAAAGAAAGAGAAGGCTACAAAAGGATTAAAGAAACAATCTGAAAAATCTAAACTTCGCGATGATCAGATAACGAAGATCTATGAGTTGTCTGAAAAAATTCATGAGATGGTTGGCGGCATTAAATCATCAGTTGATGGTATTGCAAACAAACTTCGCGCCAGCCCAGCAAAGGCAGCACCAAAGTCTAAAAAAGAAATGCGTAAACTTGAGAAGAAGGCAGGTCTCAAGTATTCAAAAGAAGCCAGTCGATATCGAGATGAGAAAACTGGTAAGTTTGTAGGCGCAGAAACTGCGCGTCAAAAAATGAATATCGCCCCAACTGCCACTGCAAGCAAGGCTACGGCTGTGGCAACTGCTCCTGCTGCAGGAGCGGCTGGCGCAGCAATGGCACCAACGGCAACAGCATCTCCGTCTGTTGATGCAGATCTAAAGAGCCAAACATTAAACGAAACTGAACCAGTAGAAAAGAAAGACGATAGTGGTAAAAAATTAGATAAACTTTCGAAAGATGTTAAAAAGGCTAATGAAGGAATTGAAGAAATTCTTGATATTTTCTCACTTAAGAGTTTCTATAAACTTATTGGTGGTGCAATTGGATTTGCAGTTCCTTTGTTAAAGAAAGCGATTGAGTTCATTTGGGACATTGGCAGTAAGGGCGTTAAATGGATAGCCGATCTTGCAATGAGTGTTTGGGAGAAGATTCGCGATTTCTTGACTGATGTTAAATTAGATATTCCTGAAATAATGGGTCCTGTTGAGATTGATCTTCCAGGTTTTGACCCATTCACACTCGGACCAATTGGTGGATTTACTTTTGAACCATTTAAGTTTTTGAAGAAGCCAGTTGAAGGTCCAGATAAAGTAACACCAGTATCAAAGGGAGA